AAATCGTCTAACAGCCATAAAGAATTCACCGTCTCCCCTATAATCTGCTATGCCCGTCTGTTGACCAAGAGCGCTACGTCTAGATGTTATGTCCCAATCCCCTGATCTAATAAATGCAGGGATAGCTGTGGTTGCCGTGCTGTTAACTTGATCTGTGCCTTGTTCGTGCTCATAATAAATACTAGCACCATATTTATTTGTAATTCCTAATATGTCAGGAAAGACAGGTGTTAGTGTGTCATCATAATCTGTGGCATAAGGATTATCAAATACACTTTGATCTTGATATGTAGTTCTATCTAAAGACGATGTTGTCCAACAGTCTTCAGAGTAATTATACGTTACACATCGATCAATTTGATCAGATCCTGATTTAGGATAAAACCAATTTACCTCTGTATATAAATTATTTGCACCTGCAAAGACAACATCACTTGAATTAAAGTTTAGTCCAAGATTATCTCCATCTGTGCTAAACACAAAATCCTCTACAAGTGAAGGTAATGATTTAACTGTACCATCAAAAGCAAAAAATCCACCTTGAGATCCCATCCAGAATATAGCTCCATTAACAAAGGTAGCTGCATGTTGGCCGATACACCCACAGTTTGTACCAACTTGTCTAACACTAAATGTAAATGGTGGACCAACAAATTGAATTACATATGCAGCAAGATCGGTTATAACAAACACATAGTCTTTACCTTGAAGCGCTGCTCTTATTTCATTACCGGTATCTAATCTAAATGTACCCGCAGTGTTGGTTGCTGTTGGTGTGTATGTATTTAAATCTTCTTGATTAGAAAATCTTACAAACATTGGATCTTGTGTCGTAGTGTCACCAATAGTTGTTTCAGTTCCAAAGTGAAATAAATGTCTGTCACGATCAGATACTAATGTAAATCTAGTAGCCGTTGGGTTGTTAGTAGTTTGAAAATTTGTAGTTGTTAATGATGCTCTAATTGTTCTAGCGTTTGTTGCGCCGGCATTCCATGTAAATGTTTTACCATTAAATATAGTTGCAACTAACACTTGACCAAAGTTATCTAGACTCCAGTTTCCTGGATCTAGAGTCACAGAGCTTGTAGCCCTAGCGGTACCCCAAGTTGACGCTCCCCATGTAGCTGTGCCCCAACCAAATCCAGTGGTTTGAGTTGTTGGTCCAACTTCGACATATGGATTAACCGTTGCTGCACCCGCAGCAGTCATACCAGTTCCACCTTCATTTCTTACTGCTTGAACGGTAAATTTATCTACAGTTGCAACTGTTAAAATTTCATAGGTTTTTTCTAATTCTGCTGCTGTGTAGTCTGAAGCACCTGTAACAGTTACAGAAGAAAGAGTTACATATCTTCCAACTTCTAATCCATGTGAACCTTTATTAACCTGTAAGACATTTGATCCATTAACAGTAGTTAATGTGCATCCTGTAATCGCTGTATCTAAAGGAGTGATGTCATAAAAATCATTACCATAATATAAAAATAAACCTTGAGACGTTCCAATTGCAGCATACTTTTCACCTGCAAAACTTGAGAATGCAACTTGTGCTCTAGCAGCTCCAGGTAATGTTTTATTAGCAGCTGTTAATTGTAACCAACCACCTATTTTTTCAGGCAATCCATATCTAAATCTTACAAAATCACCATCAGTCCACTGGCCCTCTGCCCCTGACTCAGTATCTTGTTTGTTAAATCCTGGCTTGAATTTTAATTTCTGTAGCATATACTAGCTTATATATTAGTTTTTTAGAGAATGAAAGTAGGAAAATAAATGTTTAAAATAGAAAAATATGATAATTTTTTAAAGCCTAGTATTCAAGGCGAACTTTATAATACTATTATTCGTTCAAATTTTAGAATTGGTTGGGATGACAGTAACGAAGTTCAGCATAGAGCGCATCCTTGTTTATTTAGTCCCTATACTTTTGAAGATTTAAAAAGCGTTAAAATATTAGATCTCGTTTTAGATAAATTAAAAGATAAAAATATAACCATTAATAACTATGATAAGTGTGTAATTAATTTAACCAAAAATACAGACGTTAATTTTATACACAATCATCCAGATCAAATAGTATTTTTACATTATTCTAACCTAACCTGGAATCCTGAATGGGGAGGAGAAACTGTTTTTTATGAAGACAATGGTAAGGACATTTTAGAGTCAAGTCCATATACTCCTAACAGAGCGATAATTTTTGATGGATCTATTAAGCACACTATTAAAGCTCAAAATATATTAGGGCCATCGTATAGATTTACTACAAGTTTATTTTTCCATAAATGAAAAAAATATTAGGTATTAACATCTCACATAATTGTTCTTTTGCGTTTTTAAAAGATGGAACGTTACAAGAATATTACGAAGAAGAAAGATTTAATTACATTAAAGATTATATGCCTGAGGAAAATAATCACGGTATATACAATTATAAATATAAGGCTTTAGATTATTTTAAAGATATTACTTTTGATATGGTAATATTTGCTTCTTATAATAGAGGTCATTTACAAATAGAAATGCCTATAGTTAATCACATACTAACTCAAGTTAATCATAAAGATTTTTCTTTTTATCTAGATAATCACCATATTTATCATGCTATTTGTGGTTTATATTTTAGTAAATTTAATGAAGCAATTGCTTTAATTTCTGATGGTGGTGGAGAAAATGTTTACGATAAAAATTTTAAAGTTCTTCAAAGTATCTATTTAATTAATAAACATGAAGCACAGAATAAATATAGATACATTTCAAATAAACAAAACGATTATTTTAATCATTTCCCTGAGATTGAACAGTTAAAAGTTTTAGAAAATATAGATACGGTTTTTAGTAGTAAGTTAAGAGCAGGTTTAAAATACATACATTATTTAAAAAAAGCAGGTTTTAATTATGGCGAAGAAGGTCAACTAATGGGTATAGCTGCATATAAAAATGGTAAAAATAATTTAGATAAAGAAGTTTTAGAAATTGCAAATACAGCACAGGAAGAAACATTAAACGATGTTATTGAGCTAATTGAAAAAGCAAAAACTTATAGCGATTGTAAAAACATTATACTGTCGGGAGGCTATCATTTAAATTGTTCAAACAATTTTAAACTTGTAAAACTTTTCCCTGAGTACAACTTTTTTGTAGATCCAATATGTTACGATGGAGGAACAGCAGTAGGAGCTGCGTTATATTATGAAAATTATTTATAATAAAGAAGAAGCAGTGGATTTATTACTACAACAAAAATTAGTGGTAATATTTCAAGGACATTCTGAGTGGGGTGCGCGTGCCTTAGGAAATAGATCGATGTTATTTGACCCTCGTAATGTAGATGCAAAAGAAATTGTAAATAAAATAAAAGGAAGACAATGGTGGAGACCAACCGCTGCTACAATACTTTACGAACATAGACATGATTATTTAAAAATGCATACTTTAGATGAATCACCCTATATGACTTTTGCCATAGATGCTAAACAAAAAGCTATTGATACAGTCCCTGCGTGTGTGCATGAAGATAAAACATGTAGATTTCAAACTTTAAAAAAAGAACAAAACCCTAATTATTATGATCTTATAAAATTATTTTATGATAAAACAGGTGTGCCTCTATTACTAAATACCTCTTTTAATTTAAAAGGGTACCCTATAGTTCAAACCTTTAGAGACGCTATATTGACTTTACAAAACAGTAATATAAATTACTTATACAGACCAAATGAATAATCAAGAAAAAACAGTTAATATAAATAATTTTATAGGGATATATGATAATTACATTACTAAAGCTGAATGTGATAAAGCTATAAATATTTTTGAAACTCAAAATAAATTTAATCAAACTGTAAATAGAATAGGATCTGAAAAAGTATCTGTTTTAAAAAAACAAGATCAACAATATTTTGCAAATGGTGAAAACCTGGATGTTTGGTGGGAAGATTTAAGACCTCTTATAGTAAATTATGATTTAGCTTGGAAACACTATTTAATGAACACAGGAGCTGGTGATGTATATCAAGATGAATTTTATTATACAGGTGTGAAAATTCAAAAAACACTACCTACTGAAGGATATCATCTTTGGCACGTAGAACATGGTAAAGGTTTTGACAATGAACCAAGAGCTTTTGTTTTTTCTATATATTTAAATGATATTGAAGATGGTGGAGAAACAGAGTTTTTACATTTTTCAAAAAGAGTAAAACCTAAAACAGGTAGAATTGTTATATGGCCTGCCGGTTTTCCTTATGTTCATAGAGGTAATCCTCCTTTAAAAGATAGTAAATATATCTTAACTTCTTGGATGATGTTAAGATAAATGAATCATTTAGAAGCTATCGTCGAAATCAAAAACATAATTAACCCTGAGTTTATTAAAAAAATAATACCTTTAATAAAATCAAAATCTAAAACTTATCTCAAAGTTAATTCAGGGATAAATAAAAAAATAAGAAATGTAAAAGGATATCAATTAAATTTTGAAACTCCTACTAATATATTTTATTGGAATTATATAAAACAAGAGATAGAAAGATTGTACAGTTATTATAAAATAAAATTTCCTAAAATGTCTAGCTATAAAATAAATCAAATAGATTTATTAAAATATTCTGCAGGTGGTAAATACGAAGTGCACACAGATCATTATACAAATAGTCCAAGACATTTAAGTATTATTATGAATTTAAATAATAACTATGAGGGTGGTGATTTAATTTTTACAGCTCAAAATGAAGAAGAAATAAAAAGATTAAAACTTAGTGCAGGTTCTATTGTGTTTTTTCCTAGTAATTTCATGTATCCTCATAGTATCGAACCTATTACCAAAGGCACCAGATATAGTATAGTTGCATGGCTACAGTAGATAATAAATTAATTAAAAATTTTTTTAGTAAAGAAGAACTAAATGTTCTTCAGAAATATTGTTATAATAAATTAGATTTTAATAAAGACTATGTTTTAGATGAACAATCATTCTCACCAGCTTGGTACCATGACGCCTTAATGAATTCTCTATTAGATACTAAATTATCCAAAGTTGAAGAAGAGTGTAAATTAAAATTATTTCCTACTTACAGTTATTGGAGATACTATGTATATGGTGGTACTTTATCTAAACATACAGACAGACCCGCCTGCGAAATATCTATTACGGCTTGTATTAAAAAATATGACAAATGGCCTATTATTGTTGAAGAAAAATCATTTGAATTAGAAGAAGGAGACGCTGTTTTATATGCTGGATGTGAACAAGAACATTGGCGTCCTGGTGTATATAAAGGAGAGGGAATGGCTCAAGTATTTTTACATTATGTAAATCAAAACGGACCTAATAAAGATCACGCCTACGATCAAATAAATAAAAATTTATAATATTATGAAGAGTAAGATGTTGGTCTAGCACCTAATCTAGCAATTTTATCAGCCTCTGTTTCAGCAGGGCTACCATCGTCATTTACTAAATTATCATTGTCCCATTCATCTTGTAAATTAGTTAAATGTGCACTATCCCATTTAGTAATAAAATCTTGAAAGTCACCTAAGTTTGCGTCTTCCCAAGTAGAGTGCGGAGTTCCATCTCTGTATTCTACAGTGTCATTTGGATTTGCTGTTCCATATTGAATAGCCCAAATATTAGACCATTTTGCTAATCCCCAAAAATCATTATCATTAATTGTATATCCAGTTCCAGCGGCATCACCACTTTGTTTAATAACAAGTTTGTCATCAAATACTACTGTCCATGTTGCGTTAGTTGCCATAATTTCTCCTACGTCTTAATAATATAAATAATTGTTAAATAAGGTTGAACAACCGAAGTTGCATCACCTGTAAATGTTGCACTCATATTGTGAGAGTGACCTGTTCCAGAACCTTGGTTTCCTGTATTAGCCGGTATAGATGATCCACCTTTAGGCGAACCATTATTACCAGGGTTGTTAGCGTTAGCTTTTTGATAAGGGTGTGAGTGTGATGCAAGTTGTGCTGTTGATAAAGTTGCATTCGCTGTAGAGCCTCCAACGTTTCCAGTTGAAGTTACTGTATTTGCTCCACCAGTAGAGGCTAAAGCTTTAGTTCCAGATTTACCCATTGCAACGTTGTCTTGCAAGTCTGGTAAATTAAATGTAGATGCACCATCACCAGCTCCATAAGTTGTACTTATGATTGCAAACAAAGCAGAATAAGTTGATCTTGATACTGCTGCACCATTACACTCTAAGAAACCTGATGGTATTGAAGCAGAAGACCACGGCACAATAGTTGCTGTAGGAATTCCTTCGATACCA